TTGCTACCCACAACATAAAAGGCACGACACCAAGTCGCAATTTTTGCTCGACATCTTCCAACCGCTCACAAAAACTAACTCCATAAACTGGCAATATTTTATTCCGAGCTATGTGGCTCAAAACATAATGCGCTGGTTCTCCTTCTTCTGAATCCCTATCAAATAACTCACTCTTACCATTATGGAAATATTTCGCAATATAACCACAACTAGTTTTCATGTTCAAAGGTGTCATGGGAAATCGTCCATTGATTGCCTCATCATCACTAAAAACGCTCGCCTTACAATGTTTAAATTTATCCGAAAAGAATGTAACACATTTACGAAAATGTCCAAATGATATGCCCTTTCGACCTATATCACCTTTTTGCGCATTTTTAACCAATAGAGGTACTCCTTCCATAATTCCTTTTCTACTAACTAAATTATCATCACACCATTCGTTATGTTGCAGCCACCTCCTAATAGCGGATTGATTAGGATTAAAAGTAGACAAAGATTCACCTCTAAGCGTTGTTTTTCCAAAATTTTGCACTTCACACTTCCAGTGCTCAGATGGTGATCCTTCAACTTGAAACTCTACTATCTCGTCAGTCAACGGTTTAGCTGGAAATTCTATCAATCTATCCATAATCTCCTCCACTTGTTTAAGTTCCTCCAGTATAAGGGGCGTAGCACCCCCTTCTCCACCAGTAAGTAGAGCACTAGGAATTGCGACTAGAGGCACTTGACACGTGGGATCACGCAAAATATAAGGTCTTCCGCAATCACCCATCACAGTCTTCTCGCCACTAAATTTGTTTCGTACCATACTAAAAAGAGTGGCTTTGTCCCATCCATTTACATACCTACGGATTGAAACCGGAGCTCTAGCTCCTATACGCACACTCAAAACGGACCTATCATTTCTGTGGGACGGTAGTATGTTTGCCATAACTTCCCTTTCTGACACAAAGTTAGTGAATTGTTTAATATTTGGTATGAATTTTCTGACATCTACAGCTGCA